TCTGTAGCAAGTTTTGCTGCAGTTACTGCACTTGCAGCAATCTCTGCTGTATCTACTGCACTGTCTGCAATCTTAGCATTTGTAACTGAGTTTGAAGCAAGTTTTGCATCTGTTACGTTAGCATCTAAAATTTTTGCAGTTGTTACTGAATCTGATGCCAACTTTGCTGCTGTAACATTTGAATCAACAATCTTTGCAGTTGTAACTGAATCTGCAGCCAATTTTGCTGCTGTTACGTTAGCATCAACAATTTTTGCTGTTTCTACAGAATCTGAAGCAAGTTTTGCTGCTGTTACATTAGCATTTGTAATCTTTGCTGTAGTTACTGAATCTGAAGCAAGTAGTGTTGCTGTAACTGTACCAGTATCACCAGATGTAATAACTGTTCCGTCTACGTTTGGAAGTGTAATTGTTCTGTCTGCAGTTGGATCTACTACTGTAAGTGTTGTCTCATAAGCATCTGCTGTTGCGCCTTCAAATGTAATCTGTGTATCAAATACACCAACTGCTGCTGGTGCTGCCCACTTAAGTCCGCCAGTTTCAGCAGAGTCTGCAGTAAGGACATATCCGTTTGTTCCAACGGCAACACGGGATATTGCATTATCTGCAGTACCAACTAGTAAATCACCTTTTGCATCTACAATCTTTTTTGTAAGAACATCATGACCTTCAACGGTTGCGGTTGCGCCCTCAACTACTAATCCAGCCTTTACTCTAAAATCTTTTGTTACTGTTGCCATTTTTTATCTCCTTGGTTAAGCCTTCAAACCAGTACGCATGTAGCGCAAGGTAATCGGGGTCTGACCCACCACGGGAACTACAGTTAGGTTAACTGTGCCTCCTGCCCTAGAGACGCTAATGGTGCCAATATTCCCATTGTTGTCTACTGTTCCATATTCACTGACATTATCATTTGTACCGTCAGGAACTATGGTTAACTCTGTTGTGAAGAACTTGTCTCCAGTGCTCTTTTTTAATGTGACCACGTATTTAACGGATCTCCATTCTGATGCTGTAAAATTATCAAAGATTGTGCTATTTTCAATACCAGTGATTGTTACTTCATTGTTACCAGCAGTACCAAGATCGGTTGCCTGTGCTGCAGAGGTATCAATTAAATCAACATAGTCTTCTTGAGTTGGTCTATCACCTGTCTGAAACAGGGCCTTTACGCTTGATAATGATATTTTCGCCATGTCTGAATTATATCATAGATTTTAAAGTATATAGTTAGAGAAACCAATTATCTGAACCCCAATTCCTGGGGGATTATCTGCTCTATAGCCTTCAATACCGATATTGGTTATAGTTAATCTAAATGGAAGTATTTCTGTTACCGTTGTTGTTTTAGGATAGTCTGCAGTTACTAAAGATCCAATAGAGCCTGATATGTTTTGAATTGTTGGGGATACTACAATTGTTGCTGCTGTAACTAAAAAGGCAATGTTTGAAATTAATGAAGAGTGGCCAGATATATTTTCTACTGTGGTTGTTGGTTTTATGTCAGAAATGGTTTGGCTTCTGCCAATATTAGTTATATTGGTTGTTGCCATAATTAACTTACTGTATCTTGTTCTGTTACTTCACCTATCATAATCATTTCACCCTGACAGACGGTCCAAACACGATCAGCACCATCTCTTAATTGAATATCAAAAACATCGCCTGTTCTTAAAATCTTAGACTGTGCAGAGGTCAATGTAACTGTAAACTCTCCAACCTCATCAAATTCTGTTTGGTCTGGATAAATTGTAAAAAGTAAATCGTCTCCAACGTTGTCAGAGTATCGTCTAAAGTCTCCAGAAATATCCCAACCAGTGGTGTCTCCAGCAGATGTAGTGTCATAGTCTAAAGGATTTTCAAGATCATCTTCAACATAAACTCTAAAAGAAGCACTATCTCCAATTACACATGTCCAGTTAACAAGTGGTGGGATGTTTCCAACATTATATGTTGAAGGAGCGGGAGCAACTGGTTGAGTGTCCATTGCAGTCTCATTGGGGTTTCTATATACGGCCATTGTTAAATTATACCATTAAGCAAGTCCATTTTTTAATGCCCCCCAAGATCCATTACCTTTTGGCTGTCCAACAAGAATAATTCCAGTTGATGCATTTGACTTAGCAACTACTGCTACAGCGCCTGATCCACCTGTTGGAATTGTGTCTGTAAGTCCACCACCATTTGCAACATAGAGAATCTCTCCAGCTGTATATGAGGATGTATTGATTCCTTCAAATACTCCAGAAACAATTATTACTCCATCTGACCCATTAGTAATTGCTGACTGTGTTATTCCTATAACTGGAAATGTTGTTAAGTCATCTGAATCAGATTTTGCAATTGTTGGTTTTGTTGAATACCCAGAAATATATACTGGAGTTCCCTTTGCAATCGTTGCACCAGTTGTATTTTTAACTTCTAAAGAAATAAAAGGAAGTCCAATATTTAAAATAACATCTTCTAGTCGTTCTGCAAGTGATTGAATGTCTCCATGAACGTTTACGGGGTCGCTTAAAACGGGATAAGGAAGGTCGTACGTATTGGTTGCACCAGTAGCCATAGTACTTATTATTATACCACTTCCCGCATGAAAAATTAAAAAGTTATATAAATGTTACCTAAAGTTTGACTTTGAGACCAAATTCATGTTATAATTAATACATGCTACTAATAAGTAGCATTTTTAGTCTCTAGGAGGTTTTTATTATGAGAAGAGATAAAAAGGTTTGGATTGGAATCCTAGCAATGGTTGGAGTTGTGGCACCCTTTAGCAACTTTGCCAATGCATCAACTACGGAAAACAACTTACTAATTAAACAGGCTGAAAACCCTGCTGCCACCCACGAGGTGGCTTTTGTTGTTTCTAAAGCAAAAATGTTAGAACGTTATGAAAACAAAACAAATCTTACAGATATTGAATTAAAGAAGTTGCTTTCTTTGGTGGGATTCAAAGGCAACGACTTAGTAGTAGCCTGGGCTATTGCTAAGAAGGAATCTAATGGTCGTCCCTTAGCATTTAACGGAAACCATAAGACTGGGGACTCCTCATATGGAATGTTCCAAATTAACATGATTGATACACTGGGTCCAGATAGACGTGATAAGTTTGATCTTGACTCTAACGCTGAACTATTCAATCCCGTCAAAAATGCGGAGATTGCATACTATATGTCCAATGGTGGAAACGACTGGTCTTCTTGGAAGGGTATTACTCCAAAGACCAAAGAATGGATGAAAAAGTTTCCTAGATAATTTTAGGTAATAAAAGACCCCCTTGGAGAAATCCTTGGGGGTTTTTATTTGATTGCTTTTTTAGTTTTAACAATTATCAAAGACTTCTCCAGTTACAAAGTCAAGACCTGCAAAAGTTCCATATTCTGCCAAGGTTCTTTTTGTTCCAAGAAGACCCTCTCCAATCATTTCTTCGGTTAAAATTTTATACACGACATTTCTGCTGTGACTATTCATAGTTTCAAACTCATTGGGAAAGTCTTGCCAAAATATTTTTCTCCTATTTATTTCAGGATTTGACCAGTTGTAGTATAGGTGATACATAAACTGTTCATTTGGAACAACCAGGTCGTATCCGTGTGTGTAGGCCCTTGCAGCCATAATTATTTCTTCACCCCAAAAAGCCATATCTTGGTTTGGTTCCAAGAAGGGGCCTAAAGTAAAAACACATCCAGCAGATATAGATCTTGTAAAAATGCTTCCTTTGGAATCTACTGACAGTTGTGAAGGTATTCTTAAATTTTTAAAGTCTTCAGGCTTTTCACTAAAACTAATATTGCTTCTATATGATGGGTCTATCTGATCAGTTTGTATCTCAGAAAAAGTTGTATCTTTGTACCAATAATTTGCTGGGTACATAGTTAATAATGGCTTATCAATACCTTGAATCTGATAATCTAAAACTGAGTGTATTGCAATTTCGTCCCATCCCTTTACAAACCTTGAATGAGAGTCACACTGAAAATAAAAATCTTCACTATTGTAGAATCGATGGGCAATATGTCTTCCAATGCCAACACCAACATTTTCTGGGGCTTTGCTTGTTGCATACTTAACATTTGGTAAATCAGGGACATTAATCTCTGACTCTTCAAGATAAACAAAATGAACACCAAAGTTAATGTCATGATTTCCGCTTGATTGCTTGATTGCATCTAAAATTGTTGCAGTTAATTCTTTATCCCTATATGCGGATATTTGAACAAATATGCTTGCCATTAGTCACCCCAAATTGCATGTACACAGGTCTTACAAAAACTTTGAAATGATTTAACTGTCATTGACTTATGCTCAATGCTCATCCATATATCACTGATGGGTTTATTATTTATATTGCCAAATACCGTTTCAAAATCATAGTCATTGCAACAAATAAAAGTATCTCCGTTGGCGGCAACATGCAACCACCCATTAGGCCTTCCCCCAACTTCTTTTCCATTTCCACAACCAACTACTTTTTCTTTTCCTTTTTTCTCTTTGCTTTCAATAGCACTTTTATTTGTAATAATTTGATGAGTATCAAGATGTCCATTTCTATCAACTAAATAAGGCATCTCGTATACGTTTAGGTTTGGGAATTTTTCTTTCCATCCATTTGACATCCTTGCAAGGGTTCCACTAGTTGGATCTAAATCCATCTCTGGAGCATTAACTAATTGTTGAATCCAACCACCATATTCTACAAGAGAGTTCTTGTTAATACCATTTACTTGAATAGACAAAGTATTTTTTTCAATCATTTCTGGTAATTGTTCTACTGCATAAGAAACTTGTTCCAGTAACTTATCAAACATCTTAACAGGCTTACCTGTTGCCTTTGCCCATTCTTCTGGTTCTGATGCTGGAATATTAAAACAAATTCCATAGACAACATCTTGGTATTCTTTAATTAAGTCTGTTCTTGCTTTTGTCAATGGGGTGCCGTTTGTAAGAACAATTGTTCTAATCTTATTTTTTCTTAATACTTCCAACATTTCTGGAAAATGTTTATATAGTAACACTTCGTTATAATGTGCGGTATAAATAAAATCAAAGTTATCAGCAACAAAGGTTCCTTTACCAGCCATGAGTTGATTAATAATATTTTCAAAAGTTTCAATTGGCATGTTCATTCTTTGTGCTAAAGGGTTTTCTGCATACCTAACTGGACAAAACCAACATCCAACGTTGCATAGTCCGTTTGGATCTATCTGTGCCATTGATATTTTGTATTGATACTTCACATTACCACTTACCTATTGGACACTTTGCTGCTTCTAGTTTTGTTTTTATGCTCATAATACATCCACATTTTTTACATTGTGATGTTAGTTTTATTAATTCTGGACAACCTTCACATATTGACATTCTAGATGTTGATAATTCATCAGAAGCATGTTTTGTCATTGGGTTAAGCAAGTCTAATGGAGTTACACCATTTTTTTCTTTATATTGTTCCCACCTTGATTTTGACATATATCCCCCGTTTATAAAACTATACTTTAATTATACTTGATCGTTTTCAGATGCTCTTGGATGGCTAGGATGCCATGGCAAAAGTCCAGCCATATCTCTATTTGTAATAACAAACTTCTCTCCATCAAAAAGAGCATTAGGGGATTGAACATATCTTCCAAATGGATAATCTGATAACTTCAGTACTGTTGGATTACTAAGTAATATACTACCAAAATATTCGCTAGTTTGCAACTCTCCAACAGTTTCACTATTTTTTATAAATTTAATAGTTATACCCGCATAATCTGGGTATTCTGAAGAAATATCAATAACCTCTTCACTAGTAAGAAACATATCTGAGTATTCTTGCCAAACTGGAATGTCATATAAACACTCTCCATCTATTACCCATACTAAAGCAACTCCATCAATTCCGTCGTTTCCTCTAGCATATAATATACTTGAATCTGTTAACAATTTATTCCTCCCTGATAACATCTATTAAATGGTGGGTTGTTACATGATGATCCAGATCCGCAAGCAGTAGAACATCCAGTAGATGCACAACATCCAATAGAAACGTCAAGTGATGTACAAGTTACTCCAAGATTAGGGGCAGCGGTTGTAGTCGTAGTGGTTGCTGCTGCTGTAGTAGTTGTTCCTGCTGCTGTAGTAGTTGTTCCTGCTGCTGTAGTAGTAGTTCCTGCAGCAGTTGTAGTGGTTCCTGGTGCAGCAGTTGTAGTAGTTCCTGCAGCAGTTGTAGTCGTTGCTGGTGTGCAATTTGGTAAGGCTGGTGCAGATCCTTGCTGATATGTAATATTAGTTGGTGAAATATAATTTGCGTTTATAAATGCTTCTAGTTGTCCAACAGAAGTATACTGAGATCCGCCCTCTGAATATGCTACTCCTTGAGAACAGAATGATACAAAATATCCTCCTGGGGCAGCGGTAGTAGTAGTTGTAGGAGCAGCAGTAGTAGTAGTTGTAGGCGCAGCGGTTGTGGTCGTAGGTGCAGCAGTTGTAGTTGTAGGTGCTACAGTTGTAGTCGTAGGTGCAGCAGTTGTAGTTGTAGGTGCTGCAGTTGTAGTCGTAGGTGCAGCAGTTGTAGTTGTAGGTGCTGCAGTTGTAGTAGTTGGTGCAGTAGTTGTAGTTGTAGGAGCAGTAGTAGTTGTAGTTGGTGCTGCGGTAGTTGTAGTTGGGGCGGCAGTTGTAGTTGTAGGTGCTGCAGTTGTAGTAGTTGGTGCAGCGGTTGTAGTTGTTCCAACAACTGTTGCTAACTTTAAGAATATACCAGTTGCGCTGGGGTTACGAAATAGTGGCACGTTAACCCCTAAGCAAACTTAGATTGAGATGCCAGACATGTAAAGGTAGCAGAAGCAGTTTTTCTAATCTGGATCATATACACATCTGTTGAGTTAGTGTTTCCACCCGTAGGGGCTGTTCCACCCAGCCATTTTGGAGTAACGGCATTACCATCAATTGTATATGAACTTGGATAATATGCTGTTCCACCATTTGGGTGCTCAAAAGTGACTGTAATAGATTCTCCAACTGCCATTAATGAGTTTAAAGTAGTTGATGCATTTCCACGAACATTTAATACGTAGTTTGCTGTTGCGTTGGCGGTATAAATATGAACAGATGCTGTACTTACATTAAGATGTACAGTTCCAGTAGCAGCGGTTGCTGATATTGCTGCAGTTTCTCTTGGAGATGTTAATGTTGTTATTTGTGTTTGTAAATTATTTAGTGTATAGGCAATTGATGGGTTTACAAGGTTTGCTGTATTTGTATTTGCTGTGCTATATGCTGTAGAGCCATAGTGGTAGAGTCTAAATGCCGCTTGAATGTCAGCATTGTCTGCATACCCAGGTATTTGTGTGGGATAAATTGAGCCTATAGATTCAGATGCCATGTCATTTCACCTCATTCATTATAGCACAACCGAAACAAATAGATGAACAGAAGCCTCTGTTTCAAGGGCTGCCCAAGTGCCATCATACTCTGAGGCTTGAAGGTTTAGAACAAGGTTTGTTCCAGATACTGAAACTAAAGAAAGGGATGTTGCTAATGGTTTTGCATTAACAATAGAATATTGAACACTAAAATTATCTGCCTCTAAGCCAGTAACTGAAGTTATGTCTGTTATTGGAACTATAATTGTTCCGCTTCCATAATCAGCATCTGTTCCTGATGCAAAAGTCACAGTATGTATTTTTGAATAAATTGCGGGAGTAATATTTAAAACCTCTACCCAAGTATCTCCACCAGGCTCTGAAACATATTGATATAAATATCCGTAATCTGATCCAGGTGCTGAATTAACATATAGGTCATTTAATAGTGGGTCTAAACTATCATCTGAGTTTGGATTTCCAATACCGACAAAAAATTTACTACCACGTGTTCCTGTTGGACCAATGTCAACAAGAAGTTCAATTGTCTCTGGTCCAGATAAAACAGTTAAGTCATCTGTGGATAATACTACATCTGTCATTAAGCAGCACCAGTAATGTCATCAGTTACAGTAATTGATCCAGTGAGTAGCGTAAAGATAACGTCTGGGGTTGGAGTTGTGTTTGTAATTTGAACGTCATAAACATATGTAGTTCCAGCAACAAGTTCTCTTCCTTGTTCAGGAGCAATCGTGCATGTAACAATGTCTGTTGATGTATTTATTGTTGCTGTTGCTACAACCTGTGTTCCAGTGCTACCACGTCTATTTGCTATTGTAAATACTGCGTTACCCGCATAGTCGTCAAGGGGGAAGGTTGTGCCATTTGCATTTTTTGGACGGATGATAAATTGATACGTGTCACCACGATAGTAACTAAAATTATATGTGCCTGGAAATGCCATTATTCCTCCTACTTTATTATACCATTAACAGACTGATATATAGATACCTTTTAGCCAGATGTTGCTTTCTGAATCTGTTCTTGCCTGTGGTCTTGCTCCATATCCTTTAATTCTTTGGTCATCAATATATACCGTTTGAAAAAATGACATATCGTAAGAATATTGGTATTTAAGGTTTGCTACATATGAGGTAGGAGAGTTTAAATATTTTTCATTAAAGGTTCTAAGCCATAGCTCTGTGTAGTTTGATTCAGTGGTTATTGTAAAATCATATCTTATATCAACTTTAGCCCCTAGCTTTAATGATTTAAAGTTAAACATGTTGCTTTCTGATAACCAAAGTTCGTTAGTACTTTTCATAATGTAATCTTGGTTTGAAGATTCAAGGTTTGGATAAAAATTAAGAGATACCCATCCATCATCTCCTCTTTGTGGTCCTAAAATACTAAGTTGATCTGATCCATTTTTATAATATACCCATCCTGGATATTGTCCTGAAACTGAATCATAGCCTTCTCCGCCTTTTCCAGGCTCTCCACGCTCTCCTTGTGGTCCAGTCCTACCACGCTCTCCTTGTGGTCCTTGAGAGCCTGTATCACCCTTGTCGCCTTTATCTCCTTTGGGACCTGTTAATCCAGTTTCTCCTTGAAGACCAGGAACGGCAATATATTGCTTATCTAATTCTTGTGGATTTGAAGATTGAACAGCATCTAAATAATTTTTTTTTCTTAAAGGCTGAGGCGATTCCATATTCTTTGCCATCAATTTACTACTTTGACTGTGTTCTGTAAACCTTAGTTCCAACTTTAATTACAGGAGGAATATTTACTTGGGCTGGAGTTACTACAACTATCATAGCGTACCGCTTACATCACCTATTACGCAAATTGTTCCAACAACTGGTGTCCACTTGGTAACTTCATCTCCGCCACCGCCAGATACCCCATCTCCAGGAAGTGTAGCCTGAAGGTCAAACCTTAACTCTGCAACAACTGGCTTGTATTTTCCAAGTCCCCAGTTCTTTGTAATGTTTGCTTTTGCAATAATATAAATAACACCGTCTTCATAAGACTCTACCGTTAATAAGTCTAGGGCATCAGATACTGGATCATATGAGGTTGCTATAAATGTCCAAGCAGTAGTCTCGTATGGGGTAGTTTCGTCATCTTCAAAAAACTCTACCTTAAGGGTTGCCGTATCTCCACGAACAACGTTCCATTGTATGTTGGCTGGTGTTGCGCCAAGTTTTTCGGTTGTAGGAGTACACATAATATTAGATTATACCATAATTCGTAACTGGACACTCTAAGCGCAGTGGGGTGGGGGTAGAACTTAGAGTGCCAGCCCTCACATTATAACATTAATTTATACCAGTACACATAGAAGTATAACAAAAAGTTATATATTAAATTGTTATCAAATTGTTATATTCCTATATGTCCGTTTTGTAACTATAAGTCTATTTTAGCCAGGTATTGAATAGTGTATACTAAATATATAAAGAAAAGAATATACTATAGTTAGGTTTTTTAAAGATAGTTTATATATAGTAGTTATTTAGAACGAGAAACATAATCTAAAAGAACATCATACATATGATCAAGTTTATCACTAGTTGCTTTACGTTTTTCTCTAGCGCTTTCTTGCTCAAGTTTAATTGATTTAATTTCATCACGCATACTGGTTCCGCCGTTGGTTTTAGTTTCGGCACGGATATCTTCTACGGCTTCGGCAATAGGCTTGATTTGAATCTTTATGTACCAGCGAATCGCACCAATTATAATTGCGCCAATTGAAAGCAAAGCAAGAATAAATTGTGCCCAGTCAGTTGCTGTCATAATAACACTATTATACATTATATTTATTTTAAATTTGGCGGTATACGAGTTAAGCCGAAAATAGAGTATACAAACCTCCCCCTGACAACATAAGGCATACAATGCCTAACAATGTCAAACACTGGATTAATATATCCACGTAGGCTATAATAGATTGTGGAGTATTTTAAAAATAAAGATGAAATAGTCATATATTGGTCTCAAAACACAATAGGCAAAGGGATAAGGGATAATTCTTTCTATCCAAAGCCAAAATCATTATTTGACGATATGCGTGATAATAGGGTAGAAAGAGAAAGCACAGCCTCTTATTTTACTTGCCCTGCAATGTCAAACAAATTAAAAAATACATTTCTATTTAAATCAACAATGGATTGCCAATACCAATATGACTTTTCAGATGAAAACAAAACTACTTCTAGGCCTAGTGGCAACGGCTATCAATTTAAAAATGACAGAACCCAGATGTTATCATACGGACCTACTTTTTTGTTTGATATGCAATATCATCTTTTTGCAGAAGAACCTGTTGAAGCATTTTTTACTTCACCATATTTTCATGAACCAAAGTATACACAGTATGGATCTGCAATTCCAGGAGAATTTAATATTGGTCGATGGTTTAGACCTTATGTTTTTGAAATCCAAATGTGGAAGAATAAGGGAGAAATAAAGTTTGAAGTTGATGAGCCCTTGTTTTATATTGAGTTTAAAACAAACAAAAAGGTTATATTAAAAAGGTTTAAACTTAATGAGAAACTGCATCAATATTCAATGCAGTGCGTAGATTCAACTCTTCTTTTTGGAAGAGGCCAGTCTCTACTCTCTAGATACGCTAGATTTAAAGATACTGATTTAGATAAAGATGTATTATTTCAAATAAAAAATAATCTTATAGATTAGTCTCAAGATAGGCTATAATATATATATGAGTGATGACGTAAAGCCTTGGGACCTATTTAATGGATCTCCCAGAAGTCCAGAAGAGGTAGCAGCAGCTAGATTAGAAATCTGTAAAGGCTGTGATTTCTTTAGACCAAAAACCCAAACATGCAAGAAGTGTGGTTGCTTTATGGCTGCAAAGTCTATGTTGGCTAATGCTAGATGCCCAGTGGGAAAGTGGTAAGGTTTTATATACCGTTGAAATTTATATATAACAAAAAGTTATACTATTCTGGTTTGTGATCTGATTCAGATTTGCAAGAACATCCATTGCAACAGGTTTCTGAAAAAACCTTTATAGCCAGAGATGTAGATTCGCTCTCAAATAGTTGTTTATCGTTATCTAGGTTGTTTAGTATGGCCATAGGATTATTCTATCATATCCCGTGAAAAATTAGTTAAAGCTATCTCCGCAAGCACAAGAGCCTGCTGCGTTTGGATTGTCAAGTACAAAACCTTGCTTTTCAATAGTGTCAACAAAATCTAATGTCGCCCCCTCTAAATAAGGAACAGACATTCTATCTAATTTTAAAGTAAAGTCTTCAAAGTTATAATCTGTATCTCCGTCTAACTTGTCATAGTCAAAGAAGGTTTGATATCTAAGTCCAGAGCAACCACCAGGTTGAACAGAAATTCTTAGGAAGATCTCTCTATCTGGGATGGATATACGGGAATCTTTTATAAGTTCCGAAACTTTTTGTTTTGCTTTTTCTGTAAGAATCATATTTTAATTATAGCATAATCTGAAAAATTTTACAAATTGGATTTACCCAAAATCTGAATATTTTCTATACGTGTATGATACATGTTTTTGTGAAATAAAAATAAATAAATTAGTGAGCACACTAGTACCCCGTAAAGATCTGATACTAGTGCGACCTAATTATTCTAACACTTGCAAGGGTCTATGCGGGTCTCATTTTCACTGAAAATAATAATACCTGTGTCTCCACAGTACTCGCATGTATGTGCATACATTCCATTCATTTACTTATCCCAACACTTAGGGCAAGTGATAACATCATCACTCGCAAAGTTTTCACTTGACATTTTAGTATCGCATAGGCGACATGATAGTGTAGTCAATTACTGACCCCACACAATTCCTGCTATGGTGCAGACAACGACTGTTGATAGTGCAACAATCATTCCTGCTTCTGGATAGTCTTCAATCCAATCAGCGAAAGTCATAAAAGGGTTGCTCATCTTAGAAACCATACCACTTCTTGCGGATTTCTTCCACAGTAGCGATTTGTGCTTCATCAGCAGAACGATAAGCCTCTACGCTCTCTCGTATCCATGGAGACTTTAGCATAGCCTTCTCATGTGCTTCATGGCGAGCAAGGGCTTGCTCTGCCTGTATTCTGTTTAGTGTATTCATTGTGAACACCTTTCTTTAGTTTGTATAGTAGAATACTATCATAGATACCCTGAAAAGTCAAGACGACACGCCGTCTAAATAGGCTATTTCTCTGTGATGTCCGTCACACGCCTCGAAAAAAAGTTATCCACATGATGCACATCACACCCCCATTTCACGCTCAAGTTATCCACATGACCTGTATCACAATCCCTTTTGTCCGTTATGTCCGTTTTGTACCCCTCAATTTGTCACACCCCTCTGTTACACTTACAGTATAAAGAAAATCAAGAAAGGTTCTTGATAAAGAAAGGAATTCAAATGAATTCACTACATGAAAATAGAAACTCCTTAGAGAGTTACTCACAAATCCGTGAGCGTCTTGCAGACAGTATCTGCCCAGAGTGCGAATACGCTTGTTTCGTACATAAAGAAAATTGTTCAAGAAAGGTGGTCAAGTAATGACTATACTAACAACAGTATGCAAAGAGCATACACCTAATACACCTGCTATCTCTGATGTGCAGGATACACAATTCACTTTCTGTGAGATTTGTGAAAATAACATTGAGCGTTACTACTATGATGGTGACCCTGAACGACTACCTGAGTGGTCAGATTGGAAGGTGTCTCTATGAGTCACTATGTAAATGTAAAGTCAGTATGTGGTAACGCTACTACATCTATTGACATCTATGACTTAGAGTTAAACGATAACATTGTGTGTTGCGATAACTGTAAATCTATTCTCATGTGCCGTAGTGCATGGGACTACCTATACAAGGAGGCTAAGTAATGAAAACGCTTCAAGAAAAGTTAGATGCAGTAGCCCTAACACTAGAGCCAGTGTTATGGGAATTGTTAGATGAGATTGAGGAGAATAAATAATGTTAGTTGTATGTATTGCAATGATGGTATTTGGTTTTCTTTATTCTTTGTAAATTAGATCTTGGCGGGTTATTTATTTAGCCCGTCAAAATTTTCGACAAAAGTTATCCACAGGGTTATACACAGGGTAAATGTGGTGTATCTCACACACGACACGCCGATGCAGGACTTGACTTTTTGAGATTTCTCTGGTAGTATTGCTACTATAACAATTAAATAATGACTAATAAGGCAGTGAGCCTAGCAAATAAATGTGACCAGTATCACAGTGAGCCTAGCAAATAAATGCCCTAAAATGTCAGCCCCCCATGATAGGATAGTCTTATCAACTTAACGAAAGGAAGTCAATAAATGACTTACACTGTAACACTAGAAACCTTTTCAGGTTCTACTAAAAAAATCAACCTCTCCTCTAAAGGTCAGGTTGCTCAATTCATCAACACTTATCCTAACACTCTACCTGTTGGCGTATCTGTTAAAGTCGCTTGCGACTCTCTTGGTATTAGCGGTACACTTCGTGGAAAGGCTTCACTATAATGGTAAAAATCCCTCACTCACTTCACTTTGTAACAGAGGTAGATGAAACTCATCCAGTAGGAATGCAACTACTTAGACTTTCAGAGTCAATGCGTACTCAAATGCTTGAAGAAATGCTAAAAGAATTATTGGCTCCGATGATTCAACCTCACCTTGATGAAATAAATGAGCGTGGCACTTATGCAATTTTAAAGGTGGCCGACTAATGATGACACGCAAAGACTATGTAGAAACTGCAAAAATTCTAAATCTTTTTGCTGATAGTATTGACTCTCACGTTTTCCAAGATTTAATCTTTGAATTCAGTGAATGGTTCAGTGCGGATAATCCAAGATTTGATGAAACAAAATTTTGGGACGCTTGCACAAAAGAAATTGATGTGAACGCATGATTCTTGACACTGGAACACTTATTGCAATTGTAATTGCACTTGCTGGCTCAATAACTGTTATGTGTTTATTTTGGAAACAAAATATTGAACAACAGAAAGAAATTCGTAGACTGCAAGTTGCATTGCGAGATGAACGCAACAAATAAAATAAAATCCTGAGCATGATCTAAAACTGCTCAATAATTTTCGACCCGTTCGGGCGTGTCGTCCACAGGTTACGTAAGTTATCCACAGGCCCAGGATTTTGTGAGGTTTATCACATAGATTGAGCGTCTCATTATTTGGAATTACTAGCGGGTAGGTTGATAAATGTCAGCCATAAATGATAGGATTACAGAGTAATAAGTTAAATAAACAAAAAAGAAAGAGGT